ATACGCCGCCGCTATGGCTAGCGGTGACCCGGACAGGATTGCGGAAGTAAAGCGCAAAGAAGAACAGCGGCTGGCGGCCTTTGACGCGCAGATCGCCAAGCTTGACCCCACCCCCTGACCCCCACTTCCAGCCTGCGCGCGGGCGGGCGGCTACCCCCGAGGAGAGATGAGATGACGCGACAGGATAACGGCGGCCCGGCGTTTCCGGTCCCTTGGGAAACGCCTAACAACGGCATGACCCTGCGCGACTGGTTCGCGGGGCAGGCACCCGAGGTCCCTGACTGGTGGATGGGTGAGGGTTGCCCGACGCCTCCCCCCGGCTGGAACCAAGGCGACGGGGCAACCGCATGGGACCAAGCGTGTCACCGCGGGTATATGCGCCGCATTGCCCTGTGGCGCTTTGCATACGCCGACGCGATGCTGGAGGCCCGCGCCGCGCTCGCGCCCGCCGCCGAAGCTGCCCCGACCGGGGAGCGCGCGTGATGGACAAGGACCAGATCGTGAAGGCGCTGGTGAAGGGGCTGGACTGGCAGTTGGTGGCCTATGCCGAAGGGCCGCACTATGTCGCCTTTGATGGATTGTATGGCAGCGACGTTGAAGCCGCCGACGAGGCTACTTGTGATGCCATAGACGCGGCTCGCCGCGCCCGCATCGCCGCAGCACTGGACCTCGACAAGATCGCGGGGCTGGTGGAGGCGGCTAGTGAAGCATCGGACGATCTTGGCGCGTGGGTAAGCCACAAGGAACACCTCGAGCGCGAAGGCTTCGACGTGGGCTACTCCGAGAAGGTGCGCAAAAACCTCTGGGACGCCCTCGCCGCTTTCCTAGGTGACGCAAGCGAAGGAGGGCAGGCGTAATGGCTGCGCATATCAAATGCCAATGCGGCGGAAACCTTGACGCCGTGAAGGACAGCCGACCGTGGGATGTCCCGGATGTGGGAAGTACGGTGCGTCGTCGTCGCCAGTGCGACACCTGCGGCGAAAGGTCTGTGACCTTTGAGATCACCGAAGACTTTCTAGAACGGTTCAGACGCAAGATCGCCAAGGACATGACGATGAAGTTGTTGGAGGGCCACCTGTGACGACCTACCGCGCCGACATGCCGCCCGCCGAGAAGGCCGCACCAACCCAAGAGGACACAGCAATGAGCGAACAGATCACGGCACGGGTCGCGGAGACGGTGGCGCGGTTGCGGGACGCAAAGCGCGACTGGCCCGAATTTGGTTATGACAGGACCGAAGCCGCCGACCTTCTGGAAGCCCTCGCCGCGCGCTTGGCCGAGGTCGAGGCGATGCGCGCAGTAGATGTGCGGGTTAACGACAAGATCGCGGATGACGTTGCGGTGTGGAAACGCCGCGCCGAAGCCGCCGAGGCCGAGCGCGACCGGCTCGCCGCCGAACTGGCCGAGGCGCGCACGGTGCAGGGCGCGGCGAAGGTGCTGCTGGAGGCGGGGGCCGACGTTCACTTGGGGAATGCCATCCAAGCGCAAGCCATGCCTGATGAAGTCGGGGGCCGTCAGGACCGTGAAGTGTTCCGGCTGGTCGCGAACGAAGCCCTCCGCGCCCTGAAAGGAGCCACGCCATGACCGACCTCAACGCCCTGCGCGCCCTGCACGACGCCGTGAAGGCGGGGGAACTTCGCACTCAGCATCTGACTGCGCTGCCGGAGATTGGCATCGATGTGCTCAGCGTCATTCACGCCTTTCACGGCGATCTGAACGACGCCACGCTCTTGATCGACACCCTGTTTCCCGGCTGCCACTGGTCCGTTTCACAAGACGACGACCACGGCTTTTGCGGCAAGCTGTACTTCAACGGATGGCACCACGAACACGGCCCTAACCCTGCCCGCGCGCTGCTGCTGGCGCTCATCGCCGGGGCCGAGGCCCGCGCGGAGAAGGGGGAGCGGTGATGGGGATCAAGGTGAAAGTCGGCGACAAGATCAAGATGGACGGCGAGAAGCAGCGGTATACCGTCCAGGGAGTGCGCGGGCGTTTTATCCTGGCGACGAAGCCGTTCAACGCACAGCGCACCTATCTCTACACCCTGATCGATACAGGCGAGAGGGTGCGGGGTCCGCTGAACTCGGTGTTCGGCATCTTCAACGACGTGGACAGCCCGGAAGGCGCGACCCAGCTTTTCGATTGGATCGAAGCTGAAGGCGGATGGGACGTCTGGCATGTGTCGCATCGGCGGGACAAGCCTCTGTCAGAGGCGGAACTTGCGCAATTGGTCGCCCCATGACCCGCGCCGCCTTCACCGCCAGCGAGCTTCGCGCCGCCGCGATAGTGGCGACGGAACAACGCGCGGTCATCCGCATCACTAAGGAGACCAGGACGTGAGCAACCTCGCCGAACTGAACAAGCACCTCTTCGCCGCCCTCGATCGCCTGGACGTCGAGAGCCTGACTCCCGAGCAGATCGAGGCCGAGGTCAAGCGCGCCGGCGCTATCGTCGAAGTGGCGGACCGCATCACCGAGAACTCCAAGGTGACTCTGCAGGCGGCCAAGCTCTACGCCGAACACGGCGACAAGATCCTTGGGCACCTGCCGCAGATCGGAAAGGCTGGCGACAAATGAAGGGCCGCTGGATCCACTACAGCGACGAGGAGCTGGGCTGGATCAAGGCGATGGCTGACGAGCCTCGCGCCGAAACCCATGCGCTGTTCGTCCAGATCTTCAATCGGCACGACGTGAGCCTCACGAACTTCAACAGCCTGTGCAAGCGGAATGGGTGGCTGACCGGTCGGACGGGGCGCTTCGAAAAAGGCAAGGCGGGTGGGTGTCTTGGGCCCGAACATCGTGCGGCATTCCTGGCCGCTGGTGCAAAAACCCGGTTCAAGAAGGGAGAGCGCCGCGGCGTGGCGACGAAGCTTTACCAGCCGATCGGCACCGAACGGGTAAGCAAAGACGGCTACCGAGAGCGCAAGGTCAACGACGATATGCCGCTTCAACGTCGGTGGCGCGCGGTCCACCTGGTCGAGTGGGAGAAGGTCAACGGTCCGGTACCAGAGGGCCATCGCCTGAAGTGCCTGGATGGAAACAAGCTCAACACGGATCCCTCGAACTGGGAGGCGATCCCGACCGCACTGGCCCCGCGCCTGAATGGTCGCTTCGGCAGAGGCTATGACACGGCTCCGGCCGAGCTGAAGCCGACCATCCTTGCCATTGCGAAGCTGGAGCACAAGGCGCGGGAAGCGAAGAGGGGCAAAGCATGAACTGGCCCTTCGACCCTCTCACCCCAATGAAGTACGGCGCGATCCTCGCAGATCCGCCGTGGGCTTACGCCATGCGATCGGACAAGGGCTACGAGAAGTCGCCCGAGGCCCACTACAGCACCATGCCGCTGGACCAGATCAAGGCGCTGCCCGTGGATCATCTGGCCGGCCCTGACTGCCTCTTGTTCATGTGGTCGACCTGGCCGCACCTGGGGCAGGCGATGGAGGTGATGGCGGCCTGGGGCTTCGTCTACATCACCGGAGGCAGCTGGACGAAGCGCACGCCCCACGGCAAGTCAGCCTTCGGCACCGGCTACGTGCTCCGATCCTCGACCGAGCCGTTCCTGGTGGGTCGCCTCGGCGCGCCTCAGATCAAGAGCCGGAGCGAGCGCAACCTGATCGAGGCTGCCGTGATCCCGAACGGGATCGAGAGCCTGCGCCGTGAGCACAGCCGCAAGCCACCGGAGATGCGGGCGATGATCGAACGGCTCTTGCCCCGCGCTCACTGCGCCGAGCTGTTCGCGCGTGAGCCGTGGCCCGGGCATGACGTCTGGGGGAACCAGGTGGAGAAGTTTGAGGGCGCCGAATGACCGCCCGCGTTTCCCTCCCCTTTCCTCCACGCCTGATGGGCGAACCGCAGGCTGCGGCCTACCTTGGGGTCAGCGCTACCACCTTGCGCGGCCTCGGCCTTGCTCGCGTCCAGCTCGGGGCCAGACGGCTCTATGACAGGCTAGACCTGGACGCCTATGCTGATGCCCTGCCAAGGGATGGGGAATCGGTTGGGGAGGCCAATTCGTGCGACGCAGTGTGGGGCAAGGCACAGTGAAACTCACCGGGCTCATGCCGATCCGGAATCGCGACGGCACGACGCGGTGGTATTACCGCGCCAAGGGCGCCCCGCTGACCCGGCTGCCGGACCTGCCGCACGATGATCCCGCTTTCCTGACAGCCTACGCAGCCGCTCGGTCTACGGCTGCCAAGGCGGGCGCGAAGCCAGGTCCCGGAACGATCGGCGCGGCCGTCGTCGTGGCCCTTCAGTCAGCCGACTACACCTCTGCCAGTTTGGGCTACCGGAAGCACCTCCGTCCCCACCTGGAGGCCATCCGCAAGGCGGGGAGCGGGGCGATGGTCAAGGATCTTCGCCCTGGTCACATCGAGCGAGATCTCGCCACACTTACCCCCCATGTCGCCCGGGCGCGCCTCAAGGCATGGCGGATGATCTGCAAGCAGGTTCGCTGGACAGAGTACCGGATCACGGACCCCGCGGCGGCCGTCAGTCCACCGAAGGCGCCGGCGACCGAAGGCCACCGTCCGTGGACAGCCGACGAGATCGCGGCCTTTCGCGCCAGATGGCCGGTGGGCACTGTCGCGCGCGCCAGGATGGAGCTGCTTCACTGGACCGGTTGCCGAGTAAGCGACGCGGTCCGGATCGGGCCGGGGATGATTGATCGGGACGGCGTCCTGGTGTTCCGTCAGCAGAAGACGGGCGGCCTGGCCTACGTCCCCTGGACCGCGCCAGTGCCAGACTATGCAGCCGGAATGATCGCAGACCGACAGATGATGCACGACGCGCTGATCTGCTTGGCCGGACACATGACCTTCCTGCCCACGGTGCACGGCGGACGCCGATCGGAGAAAGCCATCTCCAACGACGTGAGCGCCGATGCCCGGGCGGCCGGTCTGACAGGGTGCACGGCGCATGGACTTCGGAAGTCGCGCGCCGTCGCCTTGGCCGAATCCGGCGCTACTGCCCACCAGATTGGGGCTTGGACGGGCCATGAAACCTTGGTCGAGGTGGCCCATTACACCAAGGCGGCGGACCGCAAGAAAGCGGTCATGGGCACGATTCGAGAACGCCAAAGTGCAACGCCCGCCGATCCCGTTGCAACGCGCGCGAAATAGCACAACAAAGTCAACGGGATGGTGGCGGGGTGGTGAGCCGGACAGGGCGGCAACAATCTTTCGGGATCAAGATCATGCACTGCAACGCGACCCGAAGTCCCGGTTATGGCAATCAATGGGTTACAGCCGCGAACGCAACGCGTCAGATGTTTCCACCAGAGGCGCTACGGGAGGGTTAATGCAGGTCACGACACCGCAGATCGACGCAATCCGGAACTGGGCCGCAAGCATCCCTGAGGTCTCCGCCGTCTACCTCTTCGGAAGCCGCGTGAAGGGCACCGCTCGGCCGGACAGCGACCTAGATGTCGCGATCGAGTTCGCCTTGGATCCGACGGAGACACACCTGGTCGTGCTCGACAATCAGGAGCGGTGGCGGCACATGCTGGAAGCGGCTACCGGACTGGACATCGACTTTGAGCCCATGGTGGGAGACTCGCCCTGTCTTCGCCGATACATCGCTGATCACGGCGTCAAGATCTTCGACGCCAGTGGTCACTGATCCGACTGCGCCCCGCCCTCACCCGGCTGCTCCACCTGGACGCTGTCTGGCTTCTCCACCCCATGCTCCTCCAGCCAGTCGCGGACCTCGCCCCAGATTTCGGCCGAGCCGTGGTTGCGAAGACCGAGGACGCGATCGAGACGGCGGCGAAGGCCGGCGGGCATGGAGTGGGGCCAGGACATTAATGCCGCGTTACTCTGACGTGAAAACCTGCTTGAAGGGGGGTAGACCGCCCATGTTCCGTGATATATTTTCACGATTTAGTGGGTGGACCGGGAGTCACCGCCAAGATCGTCCCGGTCCTGAATATGAAATCGCGCCGCAGCGCTCCTCCCACTGGTTAGTTCGTTTGGCTTAACCCAATCTATGGGTGCGGTCAAGCGGTCATGCTGCGGCGCAGAACTTGCCCTTAGGAGGGGCGCGCTATGCAGATGACGATGCAAGTTTTCCACGAAGATGGAGATAACGACGAGTTCCGGGTAGTTGAGCGGAACGGGGACCCGTGGTTTGTTCTGCTGGACGTGTGCAGGAAGTTGGAGATCTCGCACACGGCGTCAGCAGCACGCATTTTGGATGATGACGAAAAGGATGTGCTTACTATGCACACCCTTGGAGGTGGCCAGAGCGTTACCATCATCAGCGAAAGCGGACTGTACTCCTTAATTCTCCGGAGCCGAAAAGACAAAGCCAAGGCCTTCCGGCGTTGGGTGACCGCGGAAGTACTGCCGTCGATCCGCAAGACGGGTGGATACGGCGGGAAGGTTCCCGACTTCATTCGTCGCTTTAATGAGAACTGGGACCGAGTCGACGCCGGCTATTTCTCGGTGATCTCGGAGCTGGTGACACGTCTATGGGGCCGTCTGGAAATGGTGGGGCACCGGATGGCGGACCGCGCGCCTGACGGAAAGCAATTGCGCCCAGACACAAGCGTGGGAAGCTTGTTTGCCAAATGGCTCGCCGAACATCATCCGTCAGTCAGCAAAGACTATCGGATGTACGTCCACAAAACCCCAGAGTGGGAAGGTGAAGCGCGACAGTATCCGCGCAGCTTGCTGCCTCTCTTTATCGAATTCGTCGATGACGTTTGGATTCCAGAGCACTCGGAGCGCTACTTCAACACGCGCGATCCGGCAGCACTTCCTCACCTACCAAAGCTTCTGCCGCGCCATCGGGCAGCTTAATGGCCTGACCGCCTCCGCCACGGCCGCCTGAACACCGGCCGTGGCTTCACATCCCCACCCCTTCGACGCTGTAGATCAGGATCACGGCCGTCGCGCCTTCGTCCACCATCACCTCCGGTGGCGCGGCGACGAACCCCTCCGGCACTGTCACCACGACCCTGTCCGGGGCGCTGCCGAAGCGGTTTATCTCCGTGCTGACCGTGACCGTCAGCCCAGGCATGGACAGGTCGAACACCTCGCTCTGGGTGTGAATGTCCTCGTTGTGGAACGTGACGGACGCCACCGGCCCGCCGGTTTCGGGGGCAAGGTGCATTTGGGAAGCCGTCGCGCCGCTGGTCCAGGTTCGGGTGTCCTCGGCCAGCACTGGGGTCACGTGCCAGCCGAGGAACAAGAGGACCCCGGCAGCGAGGGTGAAGCGACAGATCATCGGCAGACCCTCGTCATGGACGTGTCCAGCATCGCCACCCAAGCCGAGACAGCATCGCCTCCGAGCGGCGGCATGGTGGACCGCGCCTCGCCGTAAGCATTGCAGCCCACGTCGACCACGACCTCCCCGGCGCATGCGGTGAGGACAAGGAACAGCGCGACCCCGCGCCAGCTACCACTTGGCATCGTTGCCCTCCTTCACCTGTTGCGGGGTGGCTCCCTTGGCCAGCCTCTCGGTCGCTTCGGCCCGGCCCTTGCGCGCGGCCTCCTGGCCCTTGGTGGTGGCCTCCAGCGCGGCCTCAGCCTGCTTCGCTTTCGCCCCATGCGCACCCTGTCGCCGCTGCCACAGACCGAAGGACAGGACTGCCAGCGCGATGCCCGCCAGCTTCGCCAAGAAGCGCGCCAGGGGGTTGCCGGTGAGAAGGCCGAGGAGAGCGCCGATCATTCGTCACCCCCTGCCACGTAGGCCATGAACAAGAGACCGCAGATCCCGCCGAGGATGTAACCAGCGCCGAACAGCGCCACGGCGGTCATTTCTTGCCCCACTTCCCGAACACCCAGCCCGATGCCAGGGCCCCCGCCGTGATGCCCGCAATCGCGGTATCGATGTCGATGGTGATCAGGCCCGCGGCCATGTCCACCGTGACGCCGGGCAGTGAGCCAAGCATCGGCGCAAAGAAGTAGAAGCCCACCCGGAGGTAGGTCGGATTGATGGTCATGGTGTGTCCCTTCAGTTCCAGGGGGTGAGGTAGTGGTAGAAGTCGGCCAGCTTGCCGAGCGCGGTCGTAATGCCATCCCAGAGCGCCACGACGGCGAGCACCACGCCGCCGCCCACGAGGCCGCCGGCGGCGCTCTTGCCGGTTTCCGTGATGGATGACGGCGCGACGGGCTTCTGCGCCTGTGGAAGGCGCTTTGCGGGATAAGGCTTCATCGATGGTTGATCGATGGACGAGGGCACCCTCCTCGATGCTTCCGGCCTCGCGGCCTCCACTGGCAACGCCGTGTCTTTGATCTTCTGCCAGCGAGCGAATGCCTGGGCGAGCTTCCGGTCATAGCCATTCTTAGCGAAGCCGGGACCGTTGTAGCCGCGGGCAAAGCCCTTCCAGTCGTGGCGGCGCAGTTCATCGTCCAGCCCTGTGGCCTTGATGAACCGGATCATCGCGGAGAGGTGCGTTTCCTCGTCGTCAAGGAAGGCCGCGACCATCGCCCTGGCGGTCGGGTAGCCGGCCAGCTTGCCGTTGAAGCCCATCATCTGCGGCAGGCCCCAGGAAGCCGAACGCAGCGCGGCCTCTTCGTCGATAGCGATGGCCTTCAGCAGGCGCGGGTAACTGTCTTTAGGATATGCCCCGGGCTTCCACCGCGGGTAGGCCAAACCCTGTGCAGCAGCCCTGTCGCGCTTCGGACCGGGACCAAGTTCCTTCCAGAAGATGTGCGGCTCGAAGAGCATCTTCGGCCGGCCCTGCTTGTCGAAGCCGGTTCCTGCGCTTTCAACGTCGAGGATCGCATGCACCTCGTCCTCACCCACGCCGATGATCCGGCCGACTAGCGGCAAGTCGATATCGTCCAGGCGCTTGGCCTTGCCTTTGAAGTTCATTGCTGGATCTCCAACATGATAAGTGGTGAGACGGAGGACACCGGCGGCTTGCCGTCGTGCTGCCACGGGCAGTCCTCGTAAAAGGTCGTCTGCCGGTAGTAGTAGCGGCCGGGCTCCAGCCCCTCGGGCATCACGACCCGAATTTCTGTCAGGACGAAGGTGGAGCCGATGTTTCTGGGCGTCCCCGCTTCCGCCTCAGGCTCCCACGCGCGACCACCTTGGGCGGATATGATCTCGCGCCTGGTCGTCCCCGGCAGGATGCGGCACTGCTCGGCCGCGTCACTGGTGCGGCGGATTTCCAAGGTCAGTAGGCAAACCGCACCGGCTTTGCAGGGGCGGGAGAAGCTGCTTGCCGGTCCGTACTCCACAATCTCAGACGGCGCCCGCGCGATGATGACCTCGCGGTTCAGCTGGTCGATCGACTGGCGCATGCCTTCCAGCGTGATCTGCATTTCGGCCAGGCGGTCGGGGCTGGTCCAGATTGCGGCCACCCGAGTACCGATCGGGGTGAAGACCCAGGCCAGCACCGCGGCCAGCGCCAGGAAGATCATGCGGGCCGCCCATTTCAGGAACTCATCCCGCAGGAAGCTGGCGATCGGGTGGGGCGGCTTGTCGGTCAAGGGCTGGCCTTTCTCTGGCGCATGTGAAAAGGCCGCCCGAAGGGGCGGCTGGCGGCGGTTCTGTTGGGGGGCCTTCAGTTCGGTGACGGTGTAGAAGCCGGCCGGGCTTCCTTAGGTGTAGGTGTCGAACAGCGCGACGATTCCGGTCGGGTCGTACTGCGAGGTCGCCAGGTGGCCACTCCCGATTTCCACGATGGAGCACTCTGCCGCGTAGGGCAGCATGGCGGCGCGCATGGGCACCGCGTGGTTAGCCTCTGGAACCGTGGAGTCGCTCGTTCCGGTGCCGACCCAGAACTTCACGCCCTTGTCCGTGAACTCCACCATGTTGCCGTCAAGCGGGTTGTAGCCGCCGCTCGCTGCAAGGGCCGCCTCCAGGCCGGCAAGATTGCTGACCCCGTAAGCCGCGTTCAGAGTGCTGACGAATGAACCGGAATACATGTCTGGGATGTCGCAGACTGGGCAAATCGCGGCGATGGCGCGCACATGCGCCTCGCGTCTCAGCACAATGTTCCAAGCCGGCGTGCCACCCATCGAAGGCGCCCAAAGCACCAGCGGGCCAGCGTAGAAGTTGTCCCGCACCCACTGAACCGCAGCCAGATAGTTGTTGATCGACGCCTGGTTGCCCCATCGGTCGCCCTGGTCGTCGGCGCTGACCACGATGTAGCCGGCCGCATCCAAAGCCTCCAGGACGGGCCTTGCGCGGGTTTCTTCCCAGACCGAATGGCGGTTGCCGGTGGTGGCTTGGTGGGTGAAAAGGCAGATCGGATGCGCCACCGTGCCGTCCATCGCCTTCGGAAGGTGGATGCGCCAGCGGTCACCTGAAGGCCCGCGGTGGATGACCTGACCCGTGGTCCCCTCGATCACCGAACCCGTCACGGTTTTGGTCACAAAGGGCGTCAGCGACTTTCTGACCCCGATCCCCTTCACGTAGCTGCCGGTCAGACCGCGAGTGTCGGTGTTCCAGATCGTGATACCAGCGATGGCGCCGCCACCCGGCAGCGACGACCGCGGGATGATCATGACCGCCTCTTCGCTGCTGTCAGCCTTGCGGATGCAGAGCGAAATGTAGGTCGGGTCGGCCGTGACAGTGACGGTGTAGGTCCCGGATCCCGTCAGGGTCCGCAAGTTGGTCGCGCCGGTCGTGACGCCCGTCAGGTTCGCTCCGAGGAAGGCTTCGAAGTCGTCAGAACCGTTCACCCCGATTCCGCAGAAGTTCGGCAGGCTGGCGAGAATGGCGCCGCCGACCGCTTCGAAGCCGACATAAACGGCCCGGGCCACACCTGTGACCCGGACGATTTCGCAGGTCAGCCTGGCGCTCTCCCCCGCCGCTACCGCGAACGGCCGGTAGACCGCGCTAGGGTTTGCCCCGCTGCCGTTGCTGTAAAGCCGGTTGCTGGAAACCTGCTGGTTTGACACAGTCCAGCCGGTCAGGTTGGCCCAGTCGTGGGTGTACTCCGTCGCGCTGGAATATTCGGCCAGCTTCGCCGCGTTCGGGGAGGGTTCCGCGACCGGCACGTAGCCCGCACCCACCTCGATTTCGCCGGTGAAGCTGATGGCCAGTCGCCCACTCTTTTCATAGGCGACCGCATACCAGTAGGACAAACCGTCGATCGCGGTCGTGTCGTCGTAGGTCAAGGTATCTGCCGGCAGGGTGGCGAGAACCGCGGGCAAGCTCCCTGCGTCGAAAGCGGCGGTGCTGCGATAGACGCGCACCTCGTCCTCCTGGGCGGCGCCAGAGTTGGGGTCGGTCCAGGTGAGGCGGACGGTCGGCATCAGAGAACCTCGGCCGTTAGGCTGCCCGGAGGCTGCAGGTTGATGGTGGTGATGGAAGGGCTCTGCCAGCTCTCATAGCCATCGCGGACGGAGGTGACCCGGAAGCGAACTCGTGCGGTGCCAGTGGGCAGGACCGTGGAGTCGTCCCAGTCGTAGGTGGTGACGCCGCCGACGTTCGTATCCACCAGGGCCGACAGCACCGACCCACCACTGTCCAGGGCATCGACCCGCACCCGGTAGGTCGTCCCCGCTTCCGGCCCGATCCCGGCGTCGTCGTGGTCCTCGGGGATCAGCGTGGTTTGAAGCGTCCGGTCCCGGTGCGCCCAAGTCAGCACCACATCATCCGTGAGCTGGTCCTGCGCATAACTGCCGTTGATCTTGAACTGGCCCGGGGGATAGGGCCGGATCGCTCGGCTGGCGAAGGTCACGCTGTCCACCGGCGCCGAGTAGAGGGACAACCGGGTCTCGTTCAGGTTGGAGAGGAGCTTCACGTCCACCGTGTCAGCGGCGACGTACTGCGTCTCCAGCGGGTCGGCGTCCTGCAGAAAGATGATCCGCGAGCCGATGGCGTGGGCCGCGGGAACAGTGTCCACGCAGCCGCGCCCGATGGTGATGTCCACGTTGGCCCCATTGTCCGCCATGCTGTCGATGCGGACGATTTCGGACCCGATCAGCGCCAGGCTGTTTGCCGTGATGCCGGAAAGGTCGGTCGACGCCTCCACCGTCACCACCGTGTCGTCGGCCTCGGTCGTCAGTGCCGAGAGCGTCAGAACCGACCGGGCGAAGTTCACGTCGCCTTCGTCCTCGTAGCCGGCGCCCGCGTCTACCGCCGTAGTGATGTTGAAGTGCGCTTCGGTTGGCTTGGTGCCCGCGACCAGGAGAACACCGATATCCGGGTCGGTCGCCAGCGCGTCGTCCACGTCGGCCTGCGTCTGGTCGAGCACCATCAGGTAGTAGGGCGCCTCCTGCACCACGCGATTTGGCGACGGTTCTGCGCGGGCATCAGTCGGCGGCTCGGGCTCGGCGCCCGGGTCCGTTGCGTCCGCTGCGGGCAGCGCATAGCGGTCCTCACTGACCCTGACGGTCACGGAATTGTCTTGGCCGTCGCCTTCCTGCGACTCCATGATCCGCACGACAACGTTGCTGATGCCGAGAAGAGGCTCGTTGATGATGAACGGCTCGCCGATCTCCAATTCAGGCGGCAGATAGGCCAAGCGCAATGTGCCGGAAAGGAGAGGCCTGTCCTGCACCGACAGATCGCGCAGACAGAGCCGCGTGGCGAGGGCCGCCGTCGTGCAGAAGGGGTACTCGACCGGCTCGCTGGGGATGATCCTCCCGGCGCGCCGAACTCCGGCGACGTTGGTCCGGGTCACGCTGGCGGTCTCGCCGTTAGAGCGCTTGGTGTAGATCACCGTCAACTGGTTCGGCGTTTCGCTCCGCATGGCGCGCTCAAGGCCCGACCATTCCAGCACGATGGACGAGTCCAGCACAGGCAGGTCTGCCGGCACATAGTCGTTGCGAATGGCCTTGATCTCGATCTTGCCTGTGCGACGGCTGCGATAGCTGATCGCGTCGACGTGGCGCTCGACTTCAAGCCGGTCGGAATCCACCAGGTCAGCACCGCGGAAGGGCACAGACAAGCCGAAGCCCTCTGCGTAGAAAAGGTCGGCCGCCTCGGCGAAACTGTCGCCGATCTCGCTCTCATCCGCGATGCCGCCGCGCATGGGATCGGTCCACAAGCAGCGGATGATGTGCGCCGGGTTCATGTCCACCCACGCCAGAAAAGCCCCGGCGAAGGCCACGCGAAGAGCGTCGGAGTCCGTTCCGTCGATGACCGGGATTCCATCCGCCGGAGTGTTGTCCAGCTGCGCGGTGTAGGTCGTGTCGGCGAGGTCGATGTTGAAGCAGAAGACTTCCACGCCCGAAATGGACGCCAACTCGGCCGCGGCCGGCGCCACCGTGTCCACTTCCGGCACACCATCCGACGTGAAGATGACCACCTTCCGGCGCGACTCCTTTCTAGAGGCGCCGACGAAAAGCGTCGACAGGTTCAGTAGGCCGTCCGCGACGGAATCCCCGAAGAGGTCGCGGGTGATGGAGGAGTCGCCGTTGAAGAAGGTCGCAGCCGAGTTGACCGCCAATTCCCAGTCGCCGCCCAGGCTGAGTGTGGTGTATGCCTCCAGCCACAGCGCGATGTCCTCGTAATCGGCATCGGTGCAGTCGAACCGCTCGATAGAGCCATTGATCACGCCGCTGAAGGCGACAATGCGTACGCTGTTGATAGTGCCCTTGAGGCCGCGAATAAACGCCGCCAGCGCGGCCTTTTGCGTGGCGAGGCGAGCGCCCGCCATAGACAGAGATGTGTCCATTGCGATGAAGATGGAGGCCCCGCCACCGCCCATCTCCGCGCCTATCAGCGCGGTATCCACCTCCCATCCGCGATGAATGCCCGTCGTGTTGACCAGCTTGAACTCCATCGACGGCAAGCGGGCGCTATTGGCGCCGATGTTTGGCCGCCGCCAGACCAGCGAGACGACGCCGCGGTAAGCTGAAGCGAACGACCCCAGCTTATTCGCGAGGTAGCCGTTGATGGCCTGGTCGTTGTTGCCGTCCATCAGGTCGAACCTGCCGCTGAAGCCGCCTTCGCGCTTCGTGCCGCCGAACAAATTGGGGCGATGCACCACGCCCGAGCCAGAGGCCAGCATCCCGCGCCACGGGCGCTTGGAGCCCATCTTGATGGTCAGCAGGGCATCAATCTGCCGAGCCAAGACAAGGTGCATCCCGAGGTAGTAGTTGTGCCCGATCGTGGCCTTCTTGCCGCTACCCATTCGCAGCCTCTCGAGCCTTGGCGACCGCTTCCAGCCGATCGATCAGGTCCAGGTGCTGGCCTGGCGCCCGCAGTTCGTCGGCGTCCATGCCCTCGCGCTTGAACCGCTCCCAATCCAGCCCGAAGCGGCGGAAGAAGAGGTCGCGCGCCCGGTCGCAGATCCGCGTGGTCTGGTGGCGGAAGTCCTGGTGGATGATGCGGGTCATTTCTTCTTCTGCTTCTCGCGGATGGGCTGGCTGGCGAAATCGCCGTACCAGGCGACGTGCGGGTCTTTCCGCCAGACTGTCCCCGCAAAGTCGAAGATGCGGGCACCCTCGTCCGCGCGCGGGATGTTAAAGTCTGACAGGTTCGACGCCTTCGGGCCGGGTGGCGGCTTCACGAAGAGCGAGGCGGCGAGGTTGAAGACCACGCCGAGGATGAGACGCCACCACATTACCCAAGCGCCCTCCCGTCGAACGGGGTCTCGGTCATGAACCAGAAGCCCCCGAAGTTTGCGATGTTGCTGAACGCGGCGCAGTTGGTCGGCGTCAGGTTACAGCCCGGGGCCAGATCGGCATCCTCGGGTACCGCCGCGGCCAAGCCCACCGGGACCGCTTCCAGCGTCAGTGCGCTGCCCTCATGGCTCTGGACGAAGTACTCGCTGCCGCCCCAGAAGAGGATTCCCGCGGTGAAGGTTCCATCGGGCTGCAGCGCGGCTGCGGGCACCGTGACCACCCGGCCCGACACCGCCGTGATGCTGACCGCCTGCTTCCAATCGTCCACGTCCAGCCGGCAGCCGCCGCCGTCGTCGGTGGTGAAGTAGTGCGCATGGCGGCAGAGGCGCTGCATGACCTGGGCCACGCTCGACCGCGACATGGCGGTGAAGCCTTCCTCGCAGATCAGCGCCACCGCCAGGATTCCCGGCTGAATGCTGACCACCCGGCCCGTGAACTTCAGCGCGTACTCCTCGTCCGGGTCGCCGTCGAAGGTCTGCCAGATGGTGACCGCGATGTCGCCTTGGCCGTCGTAGGCAAGGATGGCTTGGGCGATGGCGCCGGTGGTGGGCAGGCTGATCTTGACCTCGGCGCGCTCGGCTTGCGTCGTCTGCGTCACGCCGCCGTTCAGGATTGCCGTGGAGGTCCAGGTGGTGCTGGAGGCGAAGGTCGCGTCAGGCTTGCCGGAGCTGGACGTGTAGTCCCGGCCGCGGCTCGTGATATGGTAGGTCGCCACGCCAGGAATGACAATGCGGTAGAGCCACGCGGCGCGCTTGCCGAAGATCTGGCCGAGGTAGTCGGAGAAACCCATCAGGGGACCTCGATCACGGGGGCGCTGCAGGTGGCGGCCAGCCCGCCCGCGGCGAACTGGTAGCCGAGTTCAATCTGGTCGGCGTCGAGACGGCTCTTGACCGTCAGGCTGACGATGGCCGCCGTGGTGAAGGCGACCCCGGGCGCGTCGATGGACAGCGCCTGGTTGGCCCCGACCGTGCTTGCCCCGGCCACCTGGCGCGTGACGACGTTCGCGCCCTCGCGGATGGTGATCCGCCGCCCGATCATCGCCGCATTGGCCGCACAGGGCCGCACGGTGATGCTCAAGGCCCCGGAGGCCACGCTGGAGACCAGCGGCAAGTCATTCTGCCCCGTGGGCAGCCAGAAGGCCCCGTCACGGCCCCGGAGGTAGTGCAGGAAGCCCCGGCGCTGCCAGCGGGCCGCGTGACCCTTGTCGTACCAGCTGACGAGGCCCCGGCGGCGTGTATACGTTTCCACCTGCTGTAGAGCATAAGCGCCGAAGCCGGAGGCGAAGAGGTCGGAGGCCTGGTTCAGCGACCCCGGCAGCGGCTGGAACGGCACCCGGCCATCGGTGACCACCGGCAGGTCCGCATGGGTCGGGTAGGGGTTGGCGGCAAGGTCCACCGGCTCGATCGCCATGAACCGCGCGGTGAGGCCCTGCACCGGGAAGACCGACTGGAACTCGATCCCGCCCGGCGCGATGCAGAGGATCATTGGCGCGACGATCACGGGGCGGCCGGGCGTCCCGGTGTAGGTCACCGCCAGCCCGTCCACGAGGGTGATGTCGCTCGCGCCGATGCTGGCGACCTCGCCCTCTTCCCACGACGAGTCGTCGAGGCCGATATAGACCGCCTGCCCGACTTGGTAGGCGGCAGGCACCGCCACCGGGATCACCGTGGTCGCCGCTGCCAGCGTCGCTGTGCTCACCGTGGCGTTGGGCCACTCCGGCACCAGCCATTGCCCCAGAGCGTTCGCGCGCACAGCCTCGATCATGGCCTCGGCGCGGGTGGTCAGCAGCGTGTGCGACAGGTCCAGGAACTGCGTGGCGTCCTTCAGGCTGTCCCGCCATTCGCCAGACCGCGCCATGCGCACGTCGGTTTCAAACTCCAGCGTCTCGCCGATGGCCTGCGGCTTCCACCGCCATACCTCAGCCATTGCCCATCCGCCGCCGCTGCCACGCCGCCGTGCGCTCGCCCTCAGGGCTGCGCTGCCACGCGTCGATCTTCCGGGGGTCGTCCAGCACAACCACCGGCGGCGGGGTCACTGTCACGCGCGGGGCGGCCGCCATCTGCATGGAAGCGCGCCGCGGGCTGGCGGTCTGCGGCATGGGGACGCCCATCATCTTCGCCGTGGCTGCGCCGCCGGTCACGTCGGCCGGGCCCGACACCAGTGTCGGCCGGGTCACAAGCTTGCCGTTGACCAGTTCCGGGCGCTTCTCAGCCACGACGCCGACCTGACCAGCCGGGATATGTCCACCGGCGTCGAAGAGGCCCGCGATGAAGCCGCCAAGCCCACCGCCGCCGCCCGTGCCTTCCCAAAGCATCTTGAAGGCTTGGTTGAGGAACAGGTTGCCAAGCTGCCGGAGGAGGTCGCCAATGGCCGATTCCAGATCCTTGGCCCCGGAGAGGACGCCGACAAAGAAGCCCTGCGCTGCGCTTTCGATCCCGCGCATGGTCTCGGAAACCAGCTTCTGCTTGGCCTCCAGTTCGGTGAGCTTCTCGACGAGGGCGGCAATCTCCTGGCCTTCCTTCGAGTAGATGTCGACACCCGCCCGCTGCAGTTCCTGATGAAGCCGCCGGGCCTCATCGTTCATGCCGACCTGCTCGATCTCCGACTTCAGCTTGTCAACGACCTTCTGGATCGCCTCGGCTTCCTTCTCGGCCGCGGCTGCAGACTCGCTCCGGCCGCCACCGCCTCCACCGCCACCTCCACCGGAGGAGGGGTTCAGCATGGCGTCCGCAGCCTTGACCACATCGGCCGAGGGATTGAACACCTGCGGCCCGGAGCCGTCGAACTGGCGCGGGTCACCGCCGCGTCCGCCGTAGACCTTGTTCCCGCGGTCGAAGGCCGCCTGCGCGTTGGCAATGGTCGCGCGGTAAATGTTGGCTTTGTTGATGGCGTTCTGAATGGCGCCGAGGACGCGATTCCAAGGGCTGTTGAGGTCGGTGCGCGCGGCCTCGTCCATCACGGTCTGGAAGAGTTCGGCGATGGCCTTTGCGCGCTCGATCGCCTGAATACGCTCCTCTTCCTTGTTGATCGTCTGGATCATCGCGTCGATTTCAGCGATGCGGGCCTGCACCGCCTCTTGCCGTGCCGCCAATTCGGCCCTCTGGTTCGCGCCTTGGGCGGTGCCGACGAAGCGGACCTGATTGGCGAGTTCCGCTTCCAGCGCGACCCGTTCCGCGACAAGAGCGTTGATCTCGTTAAGGCCCGCCTGCTCCTCGGCGCTGGATGCGCCGCTTTGCAGCATTTGACGCGCGATGGTCAGCTCTTCGATCTTGGCAATCAGCCCGTCGATGACCGCCTGTTCGGCTTCCATCGCCTTCTTTTGCGCCTCGGCGGCCTCGGCCCCGTCGAAAAGGCTGGCGACCATCGGCACAATGGCCGCGGTCAGGCCAATGACGCCCATGGTAAGTAGGTTCACCGGGCTGACCAGCTGCGCGAACACGCCCTTGAACGCCTGCAGCGCGCCGGTGGCACCCATCGGGCCGAGGACCTGCGCGACCTGCGAGCCTTGCTGAAGCATCAGCGCAAAGGGGTTCTGCCCGGCCTGCAGCATCATGCTGATGTCAAAGACCTGGGCCGTCAGGTTGCCCACCTGGCCCGCCGCGGCCCCGCTGGCTTGCCCCGCTCCGACCGCCGCCCGCTGCATACTGTCGAGCCCGGTTGCGGCTTGGCGCAGAGACGCCTCAGCCGCTTTGGCCTCGACCTCGATCCCATCCAGCGCCGCCTTGGCCTGCGTGGCCCCGGCCTGCGCGTCCGTGCCCATCTGCCGGGTCGCCGCGCCCATCTTCTTGACCGCTGCGTCGGCCTTGCCCGCCTTCGCAATGACCGCATCGAGGGCAGGCTCGGCCTTCTTCAGCCCGGCGGTTTCCGCGCCGAGGACCAGTGTCGCGAAGTCAGCCATTCGGTCTCTCCATCGGCGCGATGCGGAGTGCATCGGCGGCCTTCTGGTTCTCGGTCACGTAGGCCCAACTCATGTCGAAGAGCGCCTGCGCTTCCCACCCGGTCGTGATCCGTCCGGTCGCCCGGGCGAATGCGTCGATTTCCACCCACGTCTGCGGGGTCAGGCCCTCGAAGCCGTGCCGCGCGAAGCGGACGGCGTGGAAGGCTTCCACGAGGTAGGCCAGCGGCCCGACTTCCGGCATTTGAGGGGTGATCCCGGCTTCGGCGTGACGCTCAAGCCGGGTCTTCTCGTCCTTCCCGGCCTTGGCGTGGAGCCAGCCGAGTTGCTGCGCCCAGAGCGTCAGGGCGCGGGTGCGTTTCCCAGTTGCTCCCGGGCCTCGGCGATCCGGTCGTTGATCTGCTTGGCGAAGGTCTTGTTCGCGATGCGGTACTCTTCGCCGACCTTCTCAATGCGCGGGAAGTTCAGCGACAGGAACCACGCCGCATCCGCCTCGGTCGCCGGCCGGTCGCCGCGGTTCACGTTCTCGAACCCGGCGATATAGGGCAGGGCCACCTCGACGCTGTAGTCGTGGATCTCCGCCAGCGACTTCTGCGCCGCATCCTCGGCCGTCATCACGCCTGAACGGAACCGGGCGGCCTCCGCCTTCGTGACGCTGGGGGCGGTCGGGCCGCGGACCAGCACCATGCAGGGCAGCCCCGAATCCGGGTCTACCACTGGCTCGCCGGTCTCGGGGTGAAGGATCGGGAACGGGACGCCAGCTTCGTCCCGCCCCCGCTGGTCGAACTTCGAGAAATCCATCAGGTCGGGGCCGCCGCGCGGACGGAATCGTAGTTCTGACGGAAGGCGACGGTGAAGCCCATGTAGGACTCGGTGTCGCCCGGATTGTCGGCCAGGTTGTAGGACAGGCCCGACATGTAGACCACCGGCGACGCCCCGACCGGCTCCACGATCTTGACCGAATGCTCGGAGACGTAGGAGGGCGCCGCATAGTTGCGAAGGTTGGTCTGGCCAGTGTCGCCCGACACCCGCCGGAAGGACATTTCCGACTCGCGGCCTGCCGAGGCGCCCTTGTCGGCCTTGGTGATGCCGGTGGTCAGGTCGGGCACGTCGATCATGGACGTTTCCCAGCCCGGAACCGGGGCCACGACGCAGCCTGTGACTTCCGTCCAGGTCAGCGCCTCATAACCCGCCTTGTCGAAGGTGGCGGGCACACCCGGCGCGACGTAGACGCGCGTTCCGATGTAGCTGGTCATTTCTCAGTCTCCTTCGCTGCGGGCTGTTCCTGCCAGCCCTGTTCGATCCACTTCTCGAGGTCCGCCCGGCGCGGGTTGGCCTCGGCCTGATAGCCCGGGTGCCAGACCCGGACCTTCTCTTCCGCCTTCTTGGTCATTGCTGTTCCGCCTCGTAATCAATCCGCACCGGCACCCGCCAATCGGGGCCGTCCCGGAAGCCCTGCCCAATCGCGGGCGGTTTGGTGATGAGGATCGTCCCGCCCGGAATGGTCAGCCGCTCGCCCTTGGGGAATGCCGCAGCGATCTCGTCCGCGATCTGCAGCGCCGGGTTGGCGAAGATGCCCGCCTCGGTCACCACGGTGGCCTGCAGGAAGCCGACCGACCGCGTGAACCCGCCCCGCAGCGTGTCGTCCGTGGTGCTGACCCGGACGACCTCGGCCGCGATGTAGGGCAGGGCGGGGAGACTGTCGCGGTTCTCGAAGATCACCGTTGTCGTGGTTGCCGCGACAAGCGCCTGGCCCAAGGCGTCGCTGATGTCCTCTTCGGTCACGACTGCACCTCCTTCACGCGGGCCGCGACGAACTCACTGAACCGGGCCGCGTTCGCGCCCACGAAGTGCCGCCCCGGCTGGTTATAGGTCCGCCCCAGCGCGTCCGTGCCCTTGAAGCCCGCCTCGATCCGCAGCGCATAGGGCATGGTCCACGCGAAGGTCAGCCGGTCGCCAATCTCCATCCCGGCGATTGCCGTGGTGTAGGACAGCGCACCCTTGGCCCCGCCGCCTGCGCCCTTGCCCGAGGTCAGGCTGTTGATCAGCGCCGAGGTGTCGACCGGAATTTTCCCTTCAACAAACGTTCCGCCGGTTCGCTTGGCGCTCGGCTGCGGGGTCTGGGCGGCCTCCATCACGTCCTGGATCGCGTTGACTGCCACGTACCGCATCTTCTTCAGCGTGCGGCCTTTGAAGTCGGCCACTTGCGCGGCGAAGGTCTTGGTCACTTCTCCACCTGCACCCTGTAGATCGCCGTGCACCGGCACCCGATCACATGCCGCGCCGGGGCCGTCTCGTCGTGCGGGTAGCGCATCGCCGTTCCGTCCGGGAACACGAACGCCTGCCCGATCTGCAGCACCGTCCCGTTCATGGCCACATGGTCCACCCGCGGCACCGCCGACAGGTTGTGCTGCCAGCGGACGGTGATGCCCGTGACGCCCGGCATCGCCAGCATCTGCCGGTAAGCCTGATCGCGCCCCGCCGAAGCCGCCTTCAGCGTTTCCACCTGCGCGATGATCTTGCCCCGGTAGCCCAGGGCCTTCACCTTGTGCGCCGCGAGGATGCGGTCGAGGTCCACCGCCTTGATTGGCCTGCCCTCGCGGATGGCCTTGCGGATCATACGGTCAAAAAGCGGGTCCCGCAGTTTCAGCGTCAGGTACTCCCGCATCCGCGCGGGGTCGCCCGATGCCAGCGCTGACCGCGCCTTGGTGATGCTCTGCGCCTGCGGACCAGTCAGGCCAACGAAGCCGCCGACCCGTGCCTCCCCTTGTCTGCGTCCCGCAATGTCGAGCGCGACCGACCGAGGCGACCGGCTCTCTTCAAGCCCGGCCAGCACCGCCGTACGCACCGCGTCCCGGCTTTCCGCGGTGATCCGCGTCACCAGCTGGGCGCCGCTCTCCCGGACCCAGCGTTCGGCCTCCGGGTGCCTGCCGTCGAAGCTGAAGACGCCCACGACTCCGCGCCGGTTGCGCCCGACGAGCGCGGCCGACCCGAAGAAAACCCCGCGGAGCATCTCGCTCAGCGGGAACAATTCGCGCCCCTCGATGTTGGCAATCCGTTCGGCGGCCTCCACGTCGCCACGGGCCAGGGCATCGGCCAAAGCGTGCACGTCGATCCTTGCCGCGTGTCGCTGCAGGGCCCGCTCGAACTCGGCCCGAACCTTCGGTTCCAGATCGGCCAAGAGGCGGGCAAGATCGACGCGCTCGTTCATTCCTCCAGCATCGCCTTGTAGAGCACCGGAACACCGCCCGGCGCAACGACCTCGACCTCACCGATGCGCGCCCATGTCGTGTCGTCGGTCACGTCCGCCGGGGCGATCCCCACCGCAACCTTGTCGCCCTTGGCCGGGGCGGTCCCCGTTGGGTCGATCAGGAGCATCCGCATGGTGCTTTCCGTCATGGCGAGGCCATCGCGCACCCGGCGCTTGGTCTGCACCACGTTGATCTGCGACAGCGCCACGGTGTCGGCCTCTGCCTCCCACGGGGTCTCCGGCCCGTCGGTGCGCTTGCGGAGCGTGGCGATGGTTCCGGCCTCGGCCAGACCGCTCGCCACGTCGGCTGCGACGCTGGACCAGTCCTCAGCCATTGATGGCTACCGAGGGTGCGGCGGCTTCTCCGTAGAGTTGCGTTGCCGCCTTTTCTCCAAAGCGCTCCGCAAAGGATTCTCTGGTTGGCCTGACGTAGTTCAGGCGCCCAGTCTTGATGTCGCGGGCCTGTGCGCATCGGCAGCTGGTGACGATTCCGCCCTCTATGAGATAGCAGTGAGTACCGTTTTCCGCCCATTGCCAGCCATCAGGCAGGTCAAGCGATTGCCCGATGACTGGGAAGCCTTTGGGTGTCCGCAACCTCATCATGATGCTCTCCAGTCCTCAGCCATTGCGGTTCCCCTTCACCGACAGGTCAAAGCCGATCTTGTTGCGTGGCAGCGGAACCCGCAGGGGCTCGCCATCCGGCCCGAGAAGGGCGCTGACGCGGAACGGGTGGCTGGTCTCGATGTCCCAACCGCTACACTGCCCATCCCAGCCTTCCGGGAACCCGTCCCAGCACTCCGTCCAGGCTGCGCGCGGCTTCATGCCCGGTACACCTGCGCTGTGCCCACTGCCCGAACCAATCCCTTGAGGCGGTCCATAGCGTCCGTGACGTGCGCCCGCGCTGAGGTTGCGGTAGAGCCGGCCCCAGCGGCTTCCCACCTGATCCCCTCGACCGCCACCAGCGTCTTCTGCTTGGAAGGCGTTACGGTCGGGGAAAGCGCGCCCGCCTCGGTGATCTCGGCGCGGGCGAGGATGAATTGTGCCTGTTTGACCTCTTCCGGGATCTCGTCGGTCGCAACCGGGTAGCCGTCGATGTCCATGACCCATGCGCGGGGCCACGCCATGCTTTGCCCGTCCCGGCCGTTTGTCTTCTGGCCCATCCAGGACAGGCCGTTGAGGTAGGCTCCAGCGCGACGGAGCGCAGCCTCCTTCACCGCCTCCGTCCCCGTCAGTGCCGCGCCCCAATAGGCCAGCGCAAAGGCGTCCAGTTCTTCCGCTGTGACGTAGCTTTCGGCGCCCGGGACGCCGCTGCCATCCTCGATGATGAGGGTCATTTGCTGCCGCCCTTGCGCTGGCGCTCGGCCTTGGGCTTGGCCTCACCAACCAACTGCATGGTCGCCGGGTCAAAGTCGGACTTGTTGATCCGGGTAAAGCCCGAAGGCGCTGCCGGGTTCACGATCTCGACGGTTTCGAGTTCCATGTTGCACCTCTGATCTTGAGAAAGGGGGCAGTTGCCCGCCCCCTAAGAAAGATCAGCCAAGCAGCAGGGCGATGTGCTCGGACTGGACGGCCTTGAAGCCCCACGCAAGGTGGAGTTCCCAGGTGCGCTGGCCGTACTGCGCGATGTCGAGCAGCAGGTACGTCATTCCCATGCCGTCCGAGATCAGCGCTTGGCTGATGGTCGGGTTGGCCGGCATGCGAGGCGGGCGCATCACGCCCACAACCGCCGAGCGTTCGAACGCCAGGTTCGGGGTGTAGTTGTTCCCGATGGTGATGGCGTCGTTGTCGGCCTCGATGGCCAGGAGGCCCGGGCGCCCGATGGTGAACGACCCGCCCGACAGCGCGGTGTTGGCTACGTACTTGTCGGTCGTGCCCGCGAAGGTCACGATGTCGCCCGCAAGCAGCGTGCCCGTGCCCGTGTCGACGCTGATCGTGGTGTCGCCCACGGCGCCTGCGGCCGACAGCTGGTAGCTCGCGCCCGTGCCCTTGGTGTGCAGTTCGATCTGTCCCGAGGTGCGCAGGTTGAAGCCGTACTGGCGGCGAAGGATGCCTGACCGGCGCTCTTCGTCAGAACCTGCCTGCGAAGCGTCGAGGACGACGCCCAGCTTCAGCAGGTTGGCCTCCGAGGTAGTGTCGCCCACAAACTGCAGGTCGGCCATCGGAGCGCCGTTGTCGCGAAGGATCTTCCGCACATCAGCCAGCGGAGTCAGTGCCGAGGCGAAGGGGTTGGTGCCGGCGGTGCCGGTGGCCCGCGATGCGCCCACCTTGATGGCCGCGACGCAATCCGTTTCAGCCTCGTTGCGCAGGGTGCGCATGCCTTGCGACAGAAGCTGACGAATCCATTCCTGCGCATTGCCGCCGTTTTCCAGCGACAGTTGCTGCTCGCCGGTCAGGTGCCAGGAGACTTTCCGCGACTTCGTGATGGACACTTCCACATCCGAAGCGGTCGCATCCGAGCCGGTCGAGGTCGTCGCCGCCGGGGTGAAGTCCGAGGCCGCGCGGGTCGGTGCAACCGGCACCTTCACCACGTCGCCCTTGGCAACGGATTTGCTGTCGAAGCTGACGTTGATCGCGTCGACAGCGCCGAAGGGTTCCGCCGACACTTCCTGCGCGACGGAGAAGAGTACCGGCTCGAGAGCCGTGAGGGTGTTTGCCATGATTGGCTCCTATTCAGGGGGTTATGACCACGCCCGGGTTCGCAGCGTAGAACTTGGCCTTTTGCTGCGGCGTCATGGCCTCGAGTTCGCTTGCGGCAATCGTCTTGCCGGTTGGCTTCCCGCCAGCCCCCGGAGGCTTCCCGCCACCGCCCGCCCCGGGATCCCGGACCAGTTGGGGAATTGATGCGGCCAACTGCTTGGCCAGGTCGGCCAGCGTCGCTCCGCCATTGGCCGCGCCGCCGACCATGGGCGACTTCCCGTCAGGCCCAAGGATGCGCACGTTGCCTTCTTCGTCAAATTGGATGCGCGGAGACGCGTAGCCCGCCAGGAGGTCAAGCCCCTCGGGCAACACGCCTGCCTTGGACAGTTCCGCCTTGAGCTCAGCCATCGCCACTTTCGATAGAACGGACTGAAACCGGCTGTCCCGGGCCGCCACCTCATCGGCGTGCTGCCTGCGCATCTGCTCGATGATGGCCGGATCGGCGCCCTTCTCAAGCTTGGCGCGCACCTCGTCAGGGGTCGCGCCGAGCGTCTCCCATGCCTTAAGCGCCTTGCGCCGCTCGATCGCCTCGCCCTCGGCCGACACAGCCTTGCCCTTGAAGCGTTCAACCTCCGCCGCGGGAACAAGCTGCGTGAGGTCCAGCTTGAATTTCCCGTCGACCTCTTGGCCAACAGCCTTCAGTGCCTCGGGCACTGCCGAGGCGTCCAGTTCGATCTCCATGTCTTAGCGTCCCGCTTGGTTGGGCATCCCGCCCGGTTGCTCGGCACCGCCCAACGCCATCCCGGCGTCGATTGGGCTGCCGATATCCTCTTCGTCGAGCCGCTCAGCCTCTTCGTCGGCGGTCAGGTCCGACCGGACAAAGCCGCGGCGCGTGAATTCCGTGATGACCGTTTCGCGCGACAGAACCCCATCGCGGTACGACTGCAGGAGCGCGCCCACGTCCTGCGCCGTCATCATCGAAACGCCGAATTCCTTGTTGACCCGCACATCCGGGTCGTAGTCGATCCCGCCGATCTCGCACATCCACAGCAGCGCTTGCTCCAGCGCGTCCTGCAGGGCGTCAGCGGTCATCGCTAGGACCGAGGTTTCCTTCTTGGCGTCCAGCGCCTCGCCCGTTGCAGACTGCGCTCGCGCAGCCAGCAACTGCAGCCCGAACGTCTCCATCTGGAACTCGAGGTCTTTCAGATCTTGCCGGCCGGCGTCGATGGCCTTTCCGGTGTGTTCGACCCACTTGAGTTCGGCGCCCTCGGCGTCCGCGATGACTGCCGTGTTCGACCCGATGACGATGGAATCGGCCTGCACCCGGTTGGCAAAAAGGATCGGCACCCGAGCGGCGTGAAGAACGTTTCGCTGGTCCGACTGCGATTGCCAGTGCGCGACATTGATGTCGGCGAGGTCGTCAAGCAGCGGCTCGCCCGTAAAGAACCCCGTCCGGTTGGTGTAGACCGGGACGATCATGATGGCCGTCTGCTCGGTGGCAAACTCCTCGACGACCGCCCACTCTTTCGCCTTCTCAGCCTTGCGGTAGATGCGGACGTTCACGCGGCCATCGATCAGGTCCAGAACCCGCACCTGCGGCAGCGTGACCTGGCCGAATTCGTCCTTCGGGTCGTCCTCCCGGACTACCTCCAGCACCCGCGCCTGGACGAGCGTGGTCACGTTGTCGACCAGTGCGGTGCGCCAGCCGAGCAACTCCCCAGCGGTCAGATGGACGAGGTAGGGCCGTAGGTTCTGCTGTAGCGCCTGCGCCTGGGTAACCGTGCCCTCGCGGCGCGGGGCGTCGACCATGATGTAACTGACGCCTGGGCCGGAAAGGCTGTCCTCGAAAACACCGCGCGCGAAGGTGGACAGGTCGCGCCCCTGCATGTCGACGTTCGCGCACCATTCCTCGAGCGCCTCGGGGGCGTCGATTATCTCCACGCTCTTGTCGAAGACCCGCCCGACCATATCCCGGATGGTCTTGCGGTAGCCGTTGAATAGCCACGACGCCTTGAGACGTACGTCGTAGGCTTCCACGCTTTCGGCGGGGAACTTGGGCAGATAGGTGGTGCCAGCCGTCCGCATGGCCGTCGTACCGCCCATCAGCGCACGACCCTTGGCCGCGGCAGTGAGCATGGCGGACACTTCGTCCGACTTTTCCGCGACCTTGGTTGTCATATGCGAAGTTCCTTGACGACAGCCTTGCCGCGAGCCTGGATCAGCGGCGCCACCGCATAGCGCCCCGCGTCGATGTAGTGGTTATCCGCGTCCTCGATCTCGGGCAGGATGTCCCCTGCCTTGTTGATCTTGTAGCGGTACAGGCCGTGCTCCTTGCGCGCCGGCTCGGCTTCCGGGTGGATGACGATGCGGTCATGCGAGCGCATGAACGCGATGCCGTCCTCGACCGAGCCCTTCCACTTGTCGACGCCCGTGATCCGCGGCAGGCCGTGGCGGGCGAGGTAGCTGATGGACTCGGGCCGCGCGCTGTCGGCCCGGATGACGTGCTTTTCAATCCCCGGAAGGCTGTCGGTGGCGAACTTCGCAGTTTCGTCCAGTTCTAGCCCCACCCGGCCGGCGGCGCGGCGGTAGTAGAGGGTGTTACCGTGCCGCCACTTCTCAACAAACGTGGTCGGGTCTTGCGCGAACCCAAAGTCGCAACCGTAGTAGGGCCCGTCCCAGCCCGACTGCGGCTCGAACTCCTCAACGGCGTATTTCCCGGCGAACACGATCCGGTCTGACATGAGGTTGTAGGCCCCGTGCCAGACGTGTTCGAAGATCGCCCAATCGTTCAGGTTCTTCCGTGCTCTCTCGCGGTCCCTGACGTATTCCGCCCAGCCCGTATCCGAGACGAACGGGTTGTCGGTGATGTTCACTTCGGCGCAGATGAAGTCCGGGTGCCCCGCGTTTTCCCGGAAGAACTGGTCGACCGGATCGTCTTCGTTCTCAGGGTTCCAGCCAAAGCACAGAACCGAACCCTGCTTTCGCATCGTCGGGGTCAACAGGCGAAGCGACCGCTTGCTGATCTGGTTTGCCTCGTCGATCAGCGCCTCGTCGAAGCTTTCCAGGCCCTTCACGCTGTCGGCCGTGTGGTCCTGCATCCCAGTGAAGTGCATCAGCCCCGGTCCGCGCTTGTGCAGGATTACGTCGCGCTGCACGTCGAACAGGTGCGCGACGCCCAGTTCTTCGATCTTGGACTCAACCAACTCCTTAACCGAGTAGCGAATGGACCGCTGCACCTCGCGGATGCCGACCACCTTGCGCTTCGGGTCGGCCGCCATGCGAGCGACCGTCTGCTCAACGAAGAAGTGCGACTTGCCGCCCGAGCGTCCGCCCTTGGCGCCCTTGTAGCGCCGCGGCTCAAGAAGCGGCACCGCCCATCGCGGCACCTTGGTCTGGACGATCATTCGCGCTTGGGCGGATCGATGACGACATGCTGGACAAGGTGGACAGGCGCTTCTCCGTCGCCGGTGTGCTTGACCGACTGCAACGGCGTCCCCAGGCCGCGATCCTCGGTGTCCTTGAGAAGTTTCAGAATGTCCGCCTTGATCGCAGCTGTCGCCGCCGTCTTAGCCTCGCCCTCGTCCTCGCGGTCCAGCCTGTCCAGTTCCGCTTCAAGCGCCTCCAGCATCCGCGCCCGGATCCGGGTCGCGCGCTCGGCGTTCGCGATCTCCAGGCGGCGCTGCTCGGATGACTTCCCGACCGGGTTCCCGCTGTCGCCAGGCTTAAACCTGGTCTCGGGCGATGGATTGGGATTACCCTTTGGCATTTTCCTGCATCCGGAAAACTGCACCGGCCTCCTCGGAAATGGAAACGCCCGGCAGGATTTCTCCTCCGGGCGCAACTTCTGATGGTGGTAATCTGCCTTTTCGCCGAACGTCTGTCAAGCTGTCGCGCATGTCACCGCCCCCTGAACGAAATCTTGCGTCCTGCAAGGCCATCCGCAACGCAGGCCAGCGCAAGCATCAGCCCCTCCTGATCCTTGACGCGCTGATCGTCCAGGCACACCCGCTTCGCCTCGCTGACGGCTCGCCCGTCGGTGTGCATCAGCCAGCCCTCCAGCCGCATGTAGGCCGAAACAGCGGCGCGGTCGCGGGCCTCCGGGGTTCGGTCGTCCATCGCCGGGCTGCTGGCGTCGGCGTGGAGTTCGTCGACCGGAAGCAGGATGCGCAGAGAGGCCGCATGACGGTTGGGCGCCCCGATCGCCTGGTCATAGCGGGCGGTGACAATCCGCATGTGCTGGACCGCGGCGAAGAGGCTGGTGCGCTCTTCGGTCGAGACGGTGTGGCGCATGATCGCACGGCCCGCTTCGCACCCGCTGATCTGGGTCCGCATCGCGACCAGGTTGGCGTAGGTCGCCGTCAGCCCCATTGCGTTGCACCGGGCGGTGAGTGTGTTGGCCTGCATCTCGACCTCCTTCTCGAGGGTGAAGTCCCGGCGCTGGTCGCGCTTGAGGCGGCCGGACTTGTCGCGCTTGCCGAACTTGCGGGGCCTGCTCATGCCAGCCCTTTCGCCTGGAGGTGGGCGCGCATCTCGGCCAAGTCCTCCGGGGTGACGTCGGGCCGGGCGGGGCCGGTGCCGCGGTCAGCCTTCGCGTAGCCGACGTTCTGCATGATCGCCTTGGCATGCTCGCGCCGGCGGGCCAGTTCCTCGTCGGACGGCGTTGCCTCGGCCTCCCGCCGCTCTGCCTCCTCCCGCTCGCGGCGGGCCAGTTCGTCGGCGATCGGCTTCAACTCGCGCCCAACGAGGATGACGATTTCGCCCGGCGTCGGCCGGCGCTGGCCGGTCTTGACCCACGCGTCGAAGGCCCGCTGGATAGCCCAGGTGGGGTAGGCCGAGAGGGCCATGACGAACTCCTGCCTGACGGCCGCCTTGACCGCCGGGTCGTTGTCCGGGTCGAAGTACAGGGCCAGGACGGTGTTAACCCGCTTGAGCGTCGCGCCCCGGTCGTTGGGCGAACGGATCGCGCGACGAAGTTCGACTGCCGGCGCCTGCTTGATTGACGCGATCGAAGCGATGGGAAACGCGACAGCGCTCATTTGGCTCTCCCGTGGTTTGGATGGAATCCGATATCGCGTTCGGCTTGCTGGCGCGCCGCGACAGCATCCTGAAGTTCCCGGAACCGGCCCAAGTTAACGACCCTTCCGTCCCTCATGACTGAGGCCTGCCACCTTTGCCGCGATGCAATCCAGCAAACGCCGATGCGCCCGCTAGTGCTGCCGTCTCGCATGCCCATGTTGCGGGCGTTCTCCGCCTTCGAGACGTTGCGCAGATTGCTGATCCGGTTGTTCGCTCGGTCCCCGTCGATATGGTCTACGACGTCCGGCCATTCTCCGTGCGTCAGCGCCCAGACAACCCGATGCGTGCGCAGTCTTTGTCCCAAGAAGCTACCCTGAAAGTACCCGTCCCGGTCCTTTGCGGTGAAAGCCTGCTTCCCGGCATAGCGTGCATTCCAGATGCTGTGCGCCCGTCCGGTCGGGAACATCTCGCGCGGCCTTTCGCGCCAGAACAACAAACCCGCGTCAGCGTCGCAGCGGATCAGCGCAGCAAGCCCCTCAATCGTCGGTGCCGTTGCGGCGGAACGGGTCTCTGTCTTCAAGTCCAAGGTCGACTGTTCCCGCGGAGAGACCATCCGCGATGGCGTGTATGGTTTGGTCAAAGCGTTGGCGGTCATTTCGGGCTCCGGTGGTCGGGTGGATCGGGTCGAGGGCGGGGCGGGAGAGTTCGGCGCTGAGGCGCTGCATGGCCTTGGTGAAGAACCGGAAGGACGATGGCGGCCCGTCGCGCTTGTTGGCCATCACCTGGCGTATCTCGCCGAGGATCAGCGGCATGGTCAGGCCGGGCAGTTCCAGCCACCTTGCGACCTCGGCCATGTCGGCCTGCGTTCCGATCATGCGGGCGGCTGGGCCTGTGATGCCGGAAACCGGATCGACACCGATTGCCGTGAGGATCGCCTCGCGGTCGGTCGAAAGCGCCTCGCGCGCACTACCACCACCACCATATGTATCTGTATCTGATTCTGTATGGTTAGCCTTTGGCTCAGCCGTGGCTTCCGCTATGTGTTTGTTTTTCTTGGGTTGCAGGCCATTTTCGCGCTGCTTTGTCTGAAATGATTTCAGGCTATCCAGCTCTTTATCGGCCCTAAGATTTCCGAGATAGCCGCCGGAAACGACGATCTTGCCCGTCGACAGCACGGCTTGCCGGAGGGCGTTCCACTTCTTGACGCTGCATCCCAGATGGCCCGCGATGAAGCGCGGCTCGTCGACCAGGCGGCCGCCGTGAAGGTAGATCAGATCGAGCAGAATCCGGTATGCGCCCTTGACCTCGAAGTCCATTCCGGCCGTGCCGTCGAGGAAGTCGCGTGGGTATGCCTTGTAGTAGGGAAGTCCGTTCACTTGAGAGCCAAGCCTTCCTGCCGTCGAGCCCGGGCCACCTGCGCGCCATGCAGGACCGAGGTGTGATCCCGCCGCAGAAACCGGCCAATCTGGCTCACGGTGAACCCGGCCTCGACCATCTGCAGCATGGCCTCGTGGCGGGCATGGCATATGGGTCGGACGCGGCTGGCATTCCGCAGGTCGTCGAGTTTCAGCCCGCGGTCTAGGGCGACCTGCTGGGCTATGTCGGCCATGCGCCGGCGTGGTTGTGCAATTGATCCGTCCATCACGCTGCCCTCCTGAACCCGTCGCGCATCTCCGCGAGGTCGATCGCGGCCTCGGTCTCCCGAGCGCTTGCGGCCATAGCCTCGCCCAGCTTGATCTGCCGGTAGTCGTCGATGCTGATGCCCGGATGCCACCGGCTGACGGTGCGGTCGCGCTTCACTCCTCGGCGGTGGACGTGCATGTGGACCGTCGAGACGCTCGTGCCGTAGGCCGCCGCGATGTCCTCCACCCGTACGCATGCCCGCCACATGGCCTCGGCCTCTGCATCGAGAGTCGGCGCGGGGCCAGGCTTGATGATGGAAGGCCGCGGCGGCATCCCCCGATGCTTGGCGCGCTGCCAGACCGAGCGGCTGCATATGCCGAGTTCGCGTCCGATGTCGTCCAGGGTCAGCTCTGCGTCAAACCACATGCGCCGGAACTCCGCGACCGTGACCTGGCGGCCGCGCGGCGGCTTCTGCCCCTTCACCGCGCCGAACCGTCCCTTCGCCGCCCCAGCCGGGGGACAACTCCCAGCCGGGGCCTTGCGAACAGGCAGCTTTTCCGCTGCAGGGTGGTCCTTGCGATGACAGGCCAAGGCTTTGGCCGTGGGGCTGCCGGTCCCGCCGGCGCGGATCGGGGCTTCAGTGCCCGAATGCGATTGGGTCATGCTGCGATGGCCTCCTGCGCTGCGCTGCCCCACTGTTTGGCGGCAGCATCGGCGATGCCTTGAAACGTGCGACTGCGGAACTTCCACCGATCCGGGCCCGGTGGGGCGCGGTGGACTGCGGACCATGCCTTGTGGTCGTCCGTCCCGGACTTCGGCGGCGTCAGTCGTAACGTCGGGGTAAGGGGCGGCAACCCGCGCAGATAGAACCCTGTCGCCTTGAAGGCCGGATCGCCAAACCACCACGGCTGGACGATCTGGGGCTTCGGCAGGTCGGCCGGCATGCGCTCGCGGGCGTGGCGGTGCATCACCGGGTTTTCGACCGCGACACGTGGCACCGGCGCCAGCCAGCATGCGGAGAATAGGGCCACGCCGTCCTCCAGCTCGGCCCACATCTGCGCCATTGTCTTGCCGGGCGGCGGGACATGCAGCCAGCGGACGCCCGAGTTGCAGAGCCGGGTGCAGGGTGGATGTGCCACAACCAGCAAGTCCCATCCGTCGCCAAGGTAATCGCGGACGTCGCCGCGAATGTGGCGGTTGCTCCCATCCTCGGCCGGGAGAAGGTCGCACGACCAAGTGTCGTGGCCCCTCGAGGCAAACGCGCGACGCATCACGCCAGAGGTTTCGCAGGCAATCAGGACGCGCAGACTCATCCCCGCACCTCCGCGAGGATAGCCTCGACGATGGCGCCCAACGGGCTGGCGGGCTGCGTCTGGCCCTCTTCGCCCCAAAGCACGGGAGTGCGGCCGAGGGACTTGGCAAGGTCTGCGGTCGCAATGCCGTGCTGCAGGGCGATGCTGATCACGACGCAGGCGTCCGCCAGCGTGGCCTGCATCTGGCCGCCCTTTCTGGTATCGGCGAAGACCTCGGCCGGGCGCACGGTGGCCGGGTCGAATCCGATAGTAACGGTGAACTCATGGCCGTCCCACTCGACGGCGCGGGTGATGTTCGGGCGGGCGTTCGGGAGAATGGCGCGGGTCATGCCTCTTCCCCCGCCATGATCTCGGCGGCCATGTACGCCAGCCCGGCCAGGTCGATCTCGGCCCAGCCGTCCTCGCGCCACTTCGCGCCGAGCGCCTTGCCGACTGCAGCGAGGGGAACCGACACCCGCACGTCCTGCCGGTCGAAGCGGAACACCACCGCCGGGATCTTCCCGTTCTTCGCCGCGGCGCGCTCCGCCTGGTCGCGCCACGCCGGGCGGCAGGTCGTGCCGTCAGCGTACCGCTTGAGCTCCAAGCTGAAGGGCCAGGCAGGGTCGTCCGGGAGCAGGTCGCAATGATCGACCGCGCGCACCTGCTCCAGATTGCGCTGAAACCGTATCCCGGTCAGCGCCTCCAGTTGAGCGGCGACCTCACGCTCGAACGCTGCGCCCTTTGCGCGGCTGTTGATGGGCTTGTCGCGCATGGTCAGGCCGCCTCGTCTGCGAACATCGTTGCGTTACAAGAGCCACAGACCAGGTTGATCCCAATTTTGCCCCATGCGTTCGCATCACAGTCCGGGCAGGTGTGCTTGACCTTCGACAGGTCCTTCTTCTTTGGCTTGGGCGGCGGTGCTTCAGTGAACCAGGGCAGATCGAAGCCGGCCACCAGAAGCTCTGAGCAGGCCACGTCAAAAGGCCCGCCCGCATCGATCATGTGTGTCATGTTCCTGCCCGTGCGCTTTCCGCCAGGGGCGCCGGTGCTGGTGGGCGTCAGGCCGATGGAATCCATCTTCGCCGCCCACTCCTTGTTGTGGCCACCCTTTCCCGGCTTGCCCTCGTGCTGCTGCCAGAGGTGCACCATCTCGTGCACCAAGGTCGAAAGCACTTCCGGCAGGGTGCGCCCCATGCTGTCCGGGTTCAGCGCGATTTCATCGATCCGCTCGCCCGACTCCCGGTGCTTGAACTGCTCCTGATGAAAGTAGCCGCGCGCGTTCCTCTTGCGGTGAACCACCATGTGGACGTCAGGCAGGCGGTTTTCGAACAGGATGCGGTTGAAGTGAGCAAAAGCCCGGTCCAGGCCCTGATAGGTCTGCTGCGAAGGTGTATCGTACGATGCAAAATTAACGCGCGGGGCGTCCGTCAACTGTCCGTCAGGCATTGCGCCCTCCTTGTTCGGTTGGTTCAGCGCCGAAGGCCGGCGCGCAGAATCTCTGTGTTCACCCGGCGCAGTTCGGCCTCCGCCTTGGCCGCGCCTTGCGTGTCTCGCGCAGCCCGCCGCTCCTCGGCTTCGGCCCGCAGGACCTCGCGGCGGATCGACAGGGCCAAGAGCGGGTCGCGGGTCATGACAGCGCCTTCTCCCGCGAGAGCAGTGCCGCCTGCAGCGGGCCGGTGGGCGTCTCACCTTGGTCGGCAAGCATCTTCCGGAAGCCCTCGATCTGGCCCTTGCAACGAAGGGTCGGGACCTGGCTCAGCAGGTGACGTTCTCGAGCCTCGTCCATCACGCAGCCACCCTTCCGGCCATGATCAGCAGCGCCCCCAGAACTTCCTCGCGCGACCAGCGCCGGGCCTTCTTGCCGGTCACCTCGTCGTCGTGCAGGCCAGTGAGCGCGTCGAAGCGGGGTTTGACGGCCGCGTCCGGCATCTGGATTTCCCGGGCAATGTCCGCGGCCGACAAACCAGCACAGGACAATTCCATCAGGTCCAGATCGCGCGCGAGCGACCACCCGCCCTTCTCGGTCATGCCGCACAGGTGAGCCATCAGCGGGTCGTTGGGTTTAACCGCCGCCGAAGAATTACCCCCGACGGCGGGCTCCCCTTGGCCGAGGTCGACCTTTGCGGCCTCGGGGATCGCGGGCGTTTCGGTCTGCGCTTGGAGCAGGGCAGCCTCAGCCAACGCGGCCTTCAGGCGATCCTTCAGCTTCGTGTCGCAGCGGAACTTGGCGGCGGCATTGGTTCGCCCAAGCTCAACGGCGGCCTCGCTGATCGCGGCGGCTTTGGTCAAGCCTTCCTTTGTGACGCCGGCGACGACAAGAGCAATCAGCCGTTCGTCTTCCTCGGCAGTCCACATCGGTGCTTGCCATTGCCCAGCCAGCGCGCTGGCAGAGCCGGGAACAGGTGCGGCGGGGGCCGGTGCTGCCTCCGACCTCCCGCCGCTTTCCGCCTGCGCCTCGACCGTCACCGCCCCGGGGGACGCAGCAACCTCGGCCGATCTGCTCGGCTCGGCGGAAATAGGTGCGCCCTCGGCCGCTTCCCCACGGACCAAGGGCGCGTCCACCGGCTCTGGCACCAGGGAGGGTGGCGCGGCCTCGGTGGATTTCGGTTGGGCCATGAGCCACGTCGGGAAGTCGGGCCGCGTGGCGGGTGGCATGACGGCCCCGAGCGTGATCCGCATCGGGTGCGCTGGCGTCAGGTCGAAGCGCGGCTCAAGGCCCGCACTCTCCAGTTGGGCGCCGGCGCTGACGATGGAAGCCAGCCGTTCGCTCAGGCGGCGCAGGTCATCGAGGGAGAGGTCTTCGAGGCTCATTGCGAAGCCCACGCTGCAAGGCCCAGCAGGGCAATGATGACGACTGCGGCGAAGACGACGGCACGGCCGAAGAAATCCGGCTCGTCTTCCTGCACCTGCCGCGCTATCCACTGCGCCGGCTTCGGCAGATCATCGCGCAGAAAAGCCGTGTCGGGATCGCCGGGAACAAAAGAACGGCGGGCCGGTTCATTGTTGCGGGTCATGCTGTCCTCCGCTGGGGATTTGGGGAAATGAAAGGCGAGAGGGCCTGAAGCGCAGTTTCCTCCCGCGTCACCTCGGCGATGACAAAGCTGGCATGAGGATCTCGCTTGCCGCCGATCCAGTCGCGGGCGGTCTTGCCGTCAATGCCGGGGAAAGCCTTCCGGACTGCGTAGGCCGTCTTGTATCGGTCCTTGAGGTATTGGCCCCAGATCTCCGGAAAGGACCTGCGGAATGCCGCGGCGTTCCACCCTTGTTCACGGGGGGAAACTTCCCCCCATGACGGCGTGGCGTCGGGCTCGTTAACCTTTTCGAGAAGCACAGGAGAAGATGCCAATGCGACACCATCTCGCCCCAGAGGTTCCTGCCCCTCCAATACTGCCAGAGACCGGCCCATCAGGCGGCACCAGCTTCCGGCTGGGGCTCTGGAGGGTTTGCCTCCATGTAGGCCCGAAGCCTGGCTTCATCAGTCTCGATCCGCTCCAGGCGGCGTTCGAGGCGCTCCATAATCCGGCTGTTGCCCAAAGCACGGACGCCAAGCGTGGACGGCTCGATGTTCGCGCGCGCGCAGTAGTCGCGGATTTCGTCGATGAGTGATGTGTGTGCCATGTCCGAATATTTGGCCAATTGTCCAACTGGTGTCAAGGACAATCGGCCAATGGACTGGGGTCCAACAATCTGGACTACTGGTCACATCATGAGAGACGGATTTCGCGAGCAATTTCTTGAGGCGCTGGAGCGGTCGGGGATGACCCTGGCTGAACTGTCGCGTCGATCGGGCGTGAAGTATGACGCCCTGAACAAGCTGAAGAGCCGCGAAGGCGCCAGCACGTCGGCCGAGAACGCCGCCCGGATCGCGCGCGCCTTGGGCTTCGAGGATCAGAGTGATTTGCCGCTGGCGCCAGCAGCGCTTACAGTCGCGGGCGACATGGTGGACATCTACAACGTCGAAGCTAGCGCAGGGTTCGGGGCTGTCGTAGGCCAGGAGATGGTTGTGGACCGTCTATCCTTTCCGCCCGGCTACCTCCGCCAGATCACGTCATCGCACCCGAAGAACCTCGCCATCATCGGCGTGAAGGGCAAAAGCATGGAGCCCACGCTGTCCGACGACGACATCGTGATGGTCGACCTGAGCAAGACTGACCTTTCCTACGACGGGCTTTTTGTTGTGCGGGATGGCGGGGATAGCCTCCTGGTGAAGCGCATCAGCCGGGGGTCGCGACGTGGCACGGTGATGCTGGTCAGCGACAATCCGCAGTATCCGAACCAAGAGCGGTCGTTCGAGGACGTCGAGGTGGTCGGCAAGGTGATCTGGAAGGGCGTCAAGGAGTGAAGGCCGCTGCGTTCCTGGCCGTTGCCGCATTGGCGCTGTCCGGGTGCATCGCCTATAACTACGGTGAGAAACTGGAGCGCTGCGCGGCTACGACCATTGAATCTATCGGCGACCCCGATGTCGAGCGCAGGTTTTTGGCCGTCCTGCCAGAGTTGACCGCTGCATATGAGCGCGGCGAGCACCACGCCGTGCGCCTAGCCCTCAACGATATGCCGCGGGACATGGTGTTCGCCGTGGCCAGCGTCTGCGCCGACCAGCTGCTTCAGCGGTCGATTCCATAGACCAACGGAAGGGGAAAAGAGTGAGCAAAGCTGGCCCCTTGCTTCGCTTCTGCCTGGCCCTCGCTGGCTTGGTCGTTGCGGGCTGCACCGAGGATGAGCAGGCATGCTACCAAAAGCTCAGCTCGGACTTTGACGAGTACGCGACCTCATCTGTGGAGGCCGCGAAGGACAAGTCGCTCGATGACCAAATTGCCGCCCGCGAAAGTGCGGTAACGGCAAGAGAATCGGCGCTCGCGATCCTGCTGATCTACAACGACGACGACCGGAACGCCTGCGACTACGTCAGCGCCGGGCCGCGCCTCCAGCGCAAGTAAGCCGCCTCTTCCAAGTCTTTGGAAGCGAAGCCCCGCCTCAAAGCGGGGTTTTTGCTTTCCAGACTCCGTGATTCTGGTGCCCCGCCCTAGCGCGGGTAAATATTTTGGCCGATTGTCCAACTGAGCCCTTGCATATTGGCCAATTGTCCAATAGCTTTCTCCCATACCCACCACGGGACCGGGAGACACGCGATGCCCTTCGACGAGATCCAGAACAAGCTGACCATGCTGCGCTACTACCGCGCCCGCTGGGTCGACCAGGATGCCAAAGCCGAGCGCGAACCGATCTGGAGCGTGAAGGGCTTCCACAGCGAAGAGTCGCTGATGGCGCAGCACGGCTGCCGCCGCACGATCGCCGACCTCAACGCCAACATGCTGACCGGCTGCGACCCGAACGCGAAGGACTTCGGTGCGCAGGTCGATGCATTCCTCGGCGCGAATGCGGAGGTGGCGGCATGAGCGACCGCCGCATCATCGCATCGCAGATGGACAACCCGTGCTGGGTGATCTGGCAGGCGTGGGACGACCGCTTCGGCGCTGACGACAGCCCGTGCGGCTACGGGCCGACGGAGGCCGAGGCAATTGCCGATCTGGAGTGGCAGTTGGACGACATGGAGGCCGAGGCATGAACCTCCCCGACCTCCTCGCGCAGGCCACGATCCTGACCCTGCTCCTCATCGCGGTCCAGCACCGCGACCTCCTCAGCGACATGACCGACGGCAACGTCGAGCGCCTCGAGCGCGAAGAAGCCAACGCAATGGAAGCCCGCTGGTGGCTTCAACAGATGGGAGTGAACGAATGACCCGCAAAATGACTCTTCCCGAGACGGCCGTCGAAGTGCTGGCTGGTCGCTGCGATGCCGAACAGATCGCCCAGATGCTCGTCTCGGCCTACTGGCTGCACGGACGCGACGACAGCTGCTCGCTCTTCCTGCTGCAAAAGGCGCACGACGAGTTTGCCAAGCTCGCTGACGCCCTCGGCTACGACGTCACGCCGAAGGCAGCCCCCGAAGTGGAGGCCGCAGCATGACCCACTTCGCCCGCAACATCGCCTTCATGCCCAACCTCAGCGAGGCTTGCGAGCGCATCACCGCCCGCGCCAAGGCCGAGAACGAGGCCAAGGAGCGCGCCGCCGCCATCGCCAAGGCCAAGCGCGTGATCGACAACCCGCGCGGCTACACCGACAGCCAGCTGCGCGAAATCTGCGCCGCCTTCATGGACATGTCGCCGACCCGCGAAGAGTTGGCCGACGGCTGGGGCGTCTATTACCAGCGCGCCGACCAGCACATCTTCGCCATCGATATGCGCCGGGTCCGGTCGCTGAACGAGGCCAAGTGCCGCGCTGCGCTGGCCCGGGTCGAGGAGCGCAACGACCGCGAAGAGCGCGCCCGGCTGGCGATGCAGCGGAAGAAGATCGGCGCGGTGACGGTGGGTGTCCTCCTGGCGCTGGCGGCGGTTGTCGCGCTGCGCGGGCTGGGGGTGCTGTGATGCTGGACGGCTCGCACATCAGCTATTTCCCCGAGATGGAGCAGGGTTCGCCCGAATGGTTGGCCGCCCGCTGCGGGATGCTGACCGCCTCCGAGGTAAAGCTGATCATGTCGCCGACCGGCAAGATCGCGGACAACGATAAGACCCGCGCCCATGTCTGGGAATTGGCCGCACAACGCATCAGCGGGCACGTTGAGCCGACCTATCTGTCGGATGACATGCTGCGCGGCCACGACGAGGAGATCCTTGCGCGGCAGGCTTATGACCAGTGCATCGCGCCCACCAAGTCGGTCGGCTTTGTGGTCAACCGCAAGCTCGGCTTCCCGGTCGGCTGCTCGCCGGATTGGCTGGTGCAAACCGACGGCCAAGGCGAGGCCAAGTCGCGCCGGCAGAAGTTCCAGGTGCAGACCATCGTCGAGAATGTCCTTGGCGAGACCTGCCCGGACGATTTCAGCCTGCAGGTCCAAGCCCAGCTCTGGGTGACCGAGCGCAAGTGGTGCGACTTCTGCAGCTACTCAAACGGCCTTCCGATGGCCGTCATCCGCATCCTGCCTGACCCAGAGTGGCAGGAGAAGTTCGAGGCTGCCGCCATTGCCTTCGAGGACAAGGTTCAGCGAGCCGTCAACGACTACCGCAGCGCGCTGGCATCCGGCGCGCGCCTGATCCCCACCGAACGCCGCGAAATTCAGGAGATGTTCTGATGAACGACTTTGCTGCCGTGCTGGCCCCGAAATCGGACCAGATCAATGCCCAAGACCTTATCGCTGGAGACATGACGGTCACCATCGAGGCCGTGAAGATCAACGCCGGGCAGGAGCAGCCCGTGTCGATCAAGCTCCGCGGCATGGAAAAGGTCTGGCGCCCATGCAAGACGACAGGCCGCATCCTCATGGCTGCGTGGGGGCCGGATACCTCGGTCTACACCGGGCGTTCGGTGCAGCTTTATCTCGACCCCGATGTGAAGTGGGGCGGGATGAAGGTCGGTGGCATCCGCATCAGGGCCATGTCGCACATCAATGGCGAACTGAAGCTGGCACTGGCCGAGTCCAAGCAGAACCGCAAGATCTTTACCGTCCGCCCGCTGGCCGGAGCGCCGCAGGAACAGCGCAGGGAGCAGCCGCGCGACACTGGCGCGGCTGGAGGCGCGGCCGCAGCCAAGGCCCGGAAGGCCGCAGAGGGTGGGACCGCCGCTTTCCGGGAGTGGTTCAACACCGAGGATGGCAAGGCTTGCCGCGCGACCGGCGAACTAACTGCCGCCGTCCTAGCCGACTGCAAAGCCATCGCTGAGGGGGCAGACAACCTTGGCCCGCGACTGGCCGACGATCCGTTCGCCGCGGTCGACACCGCCACCCTGACCGCCCCCACCGACGAGGAAATCCAGCGGCAGATCAACGAGGACCATCAGCGCGAAATGGCCCGCCTCGACGAGCAGCCCTGACCCCTTCCCGGCGGCGGGAGACGAGCCGCACTTCTCCCTGTTGGTAACTGCCCCCGGCGTCAGTGGTGCGCCCCGCGCCGGGGGCTTCTTTCCCGAAAGGAACCCCCATGCGCTACATCCTCGCCATATCCACCGCCCTCCTGCTTGCCGCTCCAGCCCACGCTGGCGGCCCTGTCATCATGACCGAAGACGCCACCGAAACCGCCGCGCCGCGCAACAACGCGGTGCCGTTCCTGATTGCCGGGGCGCTGATCCTGGCGCTGATTGCCGGGCAGTCGCACGGCTGCAACGGGCCGGATGATCAACCGGAACCGGCTCCGGGCGGGTGCTGAGATGCTGCCAGTCTACGGCCCCGATGATGAGTTGACCCGCGCAATCCAGAAAGCTCGGGCGCGATTTGAGGCTATGACCCCAGCAGAGAAGGCCGAAATGTCTCGGAGACAGGCCAGAAGCTGGGGGCGGGCCGAAGCGGCTTTCGGCTCAGATGCCGATGAAGCGGAATACGCCGCCGCTATGGCTAGCGGTGACCCGGACAGGATTGCGGAAGTAAAGCGCAAAGAAGAACAGCGGCTGGCGGCCTTTGACGCGCAGATCGCCAAGCTTGACCCCACCCCCTGACCCCCACTGCCAGCCTGCGCGCGGGCTGGCGGCTACCCCCGA